AGATGGCTATGGTAATCATACCTTAGCTAATGGTAATGTTGCTATCTTACTTATAAAAGATGAGTTAAGTATTAAGCAGTTTGGAGCTAAAGGAGATGGTATTACTGATGATACCTTAGCCATACAAGCAGCTATAACTAAAGCCCTACCTTCTCAGTATTTAGTGACTGCAAGTAGTGGTATTTTTGTGATTACAGATACCATTTTAATATACACTGGCACACAGATAAAAGGAAATATGCAAGGAGGCTATACAGCATGGGCTAATGCGCAAGCTGAAATAGATGCTACAACCTTTAAGTTTTCTCCTAACTCCCCTAAACCCTTATTCCAGCTAAAAGAATTTGATACAGCTTTTAATTTTAAAGGTCAATGCAGTGTAGCTAACATTAGGCTATTAGGAGATGGAACATTAAACTCTACTATAGCTATGGACTTGACTTATAGCTATTATAATAACTTTAGTAATCTACTTATATCCTCTTTTCAGGTAGGTCTTTATACTCATTCCACTATTAATAATAGGTTTGAAAATATATTTATTAGCAAAACTGATACTTGTGTTGATACAGGCTCAGCTGCTACTTCAGATGTATTTGAGCAATGTACCTTTAACCAATCTAGAGTAGGCATTAAGTCTACAGGCACTATAGGAATTAGGTTTTCTAATTGCTTAACTGAGCAGTTAGATGATTACGGCTTTGATTTAGATTCTACAACATCTACTTTAACAGTATCTAACTTATATTCTGAAGATGTACCTTTTGCTGGTAATGTAGTAGATAATAGTGTTTTTAGAGTTGGTTCTTTTGGTGTGACGCAGAAATCATCAATACAACTGATTGTTAGTAACTCAACGCTTAGAGGTAAAAACTCACTAACATTAGGTTCAGCTTTTTATGTAAAGAATGTGGATGGTATTGTACTTAGTGATACCTTTATTAGAAAGTTTGTAAATGGTATAGACTCTACTTCAGCAAGTAGAGGTAATTCAATAATACTAAATAATGTAGAGTTTTCTGCCATAACAACAAGGATAACAGATACAACTAAAATTCAAGGGTCTTATTCAACAGCTTCTTTAACTGATATTAATTTAAACTCAGAGTGTAGATATAACAGTGCTTATATAGGGACTCTTAGACCAAGGGCAGGACTTAACTCAGCAGCAGTAGCTTCAAGCTCAACAGTATATTCATTTGGTCCAAGTTATGTATACCCAGGCTCTGATAACAGCTCATCACTTGGGTTAAGTAATCTTAGATGGTCTACTCTATATGCTGGCACAGGGGCAATAAATACTTCTGATGAGCGGCTAAAGACTACTCTAACTACTATAAGTGTAGTAGAGAAGAAAGTAGCCTTAGAGCTAAAAAGAAATATAGTGAAGTTTAAGTTTAAAGACTCTGTAAAAGTAAAAGGCTCACTTGCAAGAGTTCATTTTGGTGTTGGCGCCCAGACAGTAGAAAAAATATTTGTAGCGAATGGCTTAGATCCACAAAGCTATGGGCTATTTTGCTACGATAAGTGGAAAGCTATTTATTCAGATGAAGGCAAGTTACTATCTAAAGCTGGGGATAGGTATGGTATACGGTATGATGAGCTATTATGTTTTATAATTGGAGCCACATAAAATGAGCACAAAAACTAAAAATAATTTCCACCTATCTGCATCTTCTCTATCTCGTAGAGATGGAATTGACCCTAAGCTTATAGCGATAGATGATTTAGCTATCACTCTAACTACTATGGATTATGGACACCCTCAGCACGCAGGTCTAAGAACAGCTGAAGAGCAAGCTAGCTTATATAGAGCTGGCGTATCTAAGGCTGATGGCTACACTAGCTTGTCTAAGCACCAAAGCGGTAGAGCTTTAGATTTCTATGCTTATGTAGATGGCAAGGCTTCTTGGGAAGCTAAGCACTTAGTACGAGTTGCAGCCGCCTTTTACCAAGCAGCCTCTATTTTAGGCTATGAGATAGAATGGGGCGGGCTATGGAAGTTTAAAGATACACCTCACATACAACTAGGAGTAAACGAATGAACCCCTTAAATCCCTTAGATGCAGTATTTGAGTTAGGTAAGACAGCCTTAGAGCATTTCTTTCCTGACCCTACTAAGAGAGCAGAGGAGATGAGAAAGCTTGAAGAGCTACGCCAATCAGGTGATTTAGCTAAGCTACAGTCTTATACTTCTTTACTTATAGGGCAGCTAGATATTAATAAGGAAGAGGCTAAATCTAGCAGCTTATTTGTATCTGGCTGGCGCCCTGCTGTAGGTTGGGTATGTGGCTTAGGTCTTCTTTACTCTTCCGTACTTGAGCCTTTCTTAAGATTCATAGCTACTATGCTAGGATATACTGGTAAGTTTCCTATCATAGATACAACTCTTACAATGCAAATCTTACTAGGTATGCTTGGACTAGCTGGTGCAAGGACTTATGAGAAAAAACAAAAAGTAGCTAATAAGTAATACTATAATATAATCTTTAAGGCAGAATAAAATGAAAGATATAGGCGACTTAGTCAGTTGGGTGTTAGGTATTTTAGCTAGCTTGCTATTACTAAATTGGCGCGTAGAGAAGAAGGCAGATAATGATAAGTTTAGCTCTCTATTTGAAGAGCAGAAACTTACTAGAGCTAAGTTAAGCTCAGTAGAAACTAAGATAGATTTAATAGATGCTTACCATATTAAATCTATAGAAGAAATTAAAGCACAGAATATTAAGATAGCTGCTGATGTTACTAATATTAGAATAGTAGTAGCTAGTTTACCTAAAAGAAAAGAAGACTAAATTACTAAGAGGTAATACTAATGGCACAGATGTTTTATAATATAGAGCTTAAGGGAGCCTCCTTCCCTATGCTTACTGAGCAGCAAGCTAGAACTACTATCTCAGGTGCTTTAGCTTCAGCTAGAGCTATCACTTTGGCTGGGGCTAAAAAGGCTGGTGAGTCGCCTAGTGTAGCTTACTGCCATAATGTTATGCCCTCTAAGTATGGTCTAGACTCTGTAGGCTACTTATCTGTAGTAACTGCTTTCTCTAACTTGCCCGCTGGTTTATCTATGACAGATGTTCGTATAGCCTATGGAGATAACAGGTCTAGGCTTTACTTAGCTTGGGACTCTGAAGGTAATGTATATGCCTTACTTGGGGGCGCAACATCTTGGTTAGCTATACCTGCTACTAATCCTGTAACTGGAGGTGCTGGCTTTAAAGCTAACTCAGTCACCATTGGCACAGTAAACGGCATAAGTTATATCCTATACTCTAAGATAGGAGCCTTTACTTTCAATGAGACTACTAATAGCTTAGATGCAGTGACACTTACTGGGCTTACTATAACAGAAGTCTTAGGAGTTACTGCTTCTTCTGGTTATCTAATAGCTTATACAGCAAAGGCAATAGCATGGAGCAGTACTATTCTAGCTAACGACTTTGTGCCTAGCCTAACTACTGGAGCAGGAGGAGGTGATGTAGCTGGGATATCAGGAGCTATACTATTCACTACCCCTAATACTCTTGGTATACTTATCAGCACATCTGCTAATACTATAGCAGGTACTTATACAGGTAATGCTAGATTTCCTTTTAAATTCAGAGAGGTAGCTGACTCTAAAGGTGGGCTTGATTTAGATTCTGTAGCTTATGAAGCTAATAGTGCACAGCAATTTATATACTCTAAAGCAGGCTTACAAGTAATAACTTCTCAGAGAGCAGAAGTAATATTACCAGAAGTGACAGATTTCCTAGCGGGCGGTCGTTTTGAAGACTATAATGAGACTACTAAGCTGTATGAGATTACAGACCTATTACCTACTGAGACTATGCTTAAGAAGATTAAGCTAGTTTCTTCTAGGTATTTAGTTATATCTTATGGCTTACCTAGTACAGGCTTCACTCATGCTATAGTATTTGATTTGTCTCTTAAAAGATTAGGTAAGTTAAAGTTAGCTCACACCGATGTATTTGAGTATATAGGTGGGCAGCCTGAGATAAGCAGAGAGGCTGTAGCTTTTCTTTTACCTACAGGGGAAGTGAAAGTATTAGATTTTTCTGTTAGTTTTATATCACATGGTGTAGTTATCCTAGGCAAGTTAGAGTTCTCTGCTAGCAGATGGTTAAACTTATTAGGTATAGCTTTAGAGAATGTAGAATCTAGTGCTACTTTAGATGTAAGCTCACAGGCATCTTATGATGGCAAGAACTTTACATCTATACTACCTACAGATAGCTCTGCTAATGCAGGACTTCTAAGATACTATCCTTTCAGAGCTACAGCTAAAAGTCACTCTATTGTTATCATAGGTCAGTTTAATCTAACTACTGCTTTAATTACTTATGCAGTAGCTGGCAGGAGATAAGTTATGGCTGCTCCTATTAATACCTATAACTCAGCAACTAATCTTAACTTAGGTCAAGTACCTACCTTAGATGACCCTGCTTTATATAGTGACTTACTAGATATTCATAATGCCTTAGAGATACTACTTACTTCTAGCGATACTGGCGGGGCTGCTTTCATTGAGTTCTTAGCTAAGTATAGAGATATAGCTCAAGTATCTGCTGACTATTTAGTCTTAGCTGCTGATGGCACTGTACTAGTTAAGACTACTACTTCATCTATAGTAGTCACCCTACCAGTTATAGCTAGCATACTTGGCTATAGATTTGAGATAAAAAATATATCTTCTGGTGCTATCAATAAAGTAACTCTTGTGGGTAATGGGACTGAGCTTATTGATAGTCACACAGGAGGTATTCGTATAAGTAAAGGTAGTAGCTATACTGTTAAAGCTACAACTACAGGATGGGTTATAATATGAGTTATGAGAACGTACCAAAGAATTTACCAGAGACTACTATACTTACTAGAGCTGGATTACCTGAGTATACTAAGTTAGATGCAGCTGCTTTTCCTGTACCTTCCTTGGCGCCAGAAGAAATAGGAGCTGTATTACTTGTTACAGATACAGGAGATAGATTCTCTTGGACTGGTAGCGTATGGGTGCAGATTGCTAGCTTAGGTAAGCAAACTATAGCTCATGATACAAACTTCAAATTAGAGCTCTCAGCTGGAAGAATTAAAGGTAAGAGTTTCTTGCGCTTATTTGGTAGAAGCCCAGATATAACTAGCACCTCTGGATTTGAGGCTCTCTGGGAGCAAGGTGGCGCTTATACAGGGTTTGATGCTGTAGCAGCTGAGCCTCTAAGCATAGTGTCTACTTCAGCTTTAGATTCATCTACTGGTACAGGAGCGAGACAGCTACTGCTATCTGGGCTAGATATAAACTTTAATCCTATAAGTGAGACAGTTACTCTTAATGGTATTAATCCAGTGATAACTACTAATAGTTACTATAGGTGGATAGCTTCTTCTATAGTCTCAGTAGGTAGCACAGGATTTAACCAAGGGCTTATAGTAGGTAAGCAAAGTGTTACTGTTACAAATATTATGTTTGATATGCCAGTACTAGCTAATAAAGCTCTAAATGCGGTAACTACTGTACCTGCTGGTAAGGTCTTTAGGACTTCAAAGTTATTTGCTACTTTTGGTGGAAAGACTTCTGCTAACAGTGAGATTAAATTACTAGCAAGAACTCCTCCATACCCATTTCAAGTATTTGAGTGGTTCTCTATACAAGCCTCTGGTACTTCTTATATAGCTAGAGATTATGAGTACCCTCTACTAGGAGTCCCTGCTGGTACAGACTTACTCATTCTAGCAGACTCCTCTGTAGCTAATAGCATAGCGATATCTGGCGGCGCTGAGTTTATAGTAGAGGATGTAATATAAACCCCCAATACCTTACTAACCTGTTAAGAGTACAATAAACAAATGAATAGGCATAAAATGTATATAAGAGCTGCTAGCAAAGAAGAGATACTTTCTATACTCTGTGAAAGTCAGATAGCTAGTAAGCTAGCTAGACCTGTGCTAGAGTGCTTAGGGGAAGAGAATAGCTATATAATTATAATCTATGACCAATATAGAATGCTAGCTAGCGTACAAAGAACTAACACTAAAGGCACTTATGAAGTTCATATAGCGTGCCCTAGAGATAGCATTAGAGCTAGTAGGTTACTGGCTTATATAGGCATGAAGTGGATTATAGCTGACCCTAATATAAAAGCTAAAGTACTTATTACTACTGCTCCTTTAGGCAAGATAAGTAACTTCTTAAAGAAACTTAAATTTAAACAACTGGAGCTATTACCTAATGGTTTAGCTTCTTTCAGGCTAGAGCTTTAAGCTCTTAATCTATGAAATATAAAGAGGAATCTATCATGAGTATAGGTGGAAGCGCAAGTCATAGTGGTACTAGTAAAAGTAAAACAGATAAAGGCACAACTACATCTCAGCTAAGCTTAGACCAAAATGCTATAAATAAGATAATTCAAGATACATTAGGTGGAGCTAATGGGCTAGCTAGTATTTTTGGTGCTGAGCAAAACTCAGGTATCTATAATAGCTCTGTAGCTAATCAAGCTGCTGGTAACTTAACTGCTAATATCATAGGGGAGCTAGCTAAGATTACAGGTAAGACTACTACTACTCATGATAATAAAATTAATTCAAATAGTAATACAAATAGCCAAGAATTAAATTTTAAGGGCTTTACACTTTAACCTTTAAGCTTATATGTAGGAGATAATATAATGGCTCAGACTTTACCTGAAATACCTAACCCAATACTAGCAGCGGCAGCTGTAAGTAATCCTAGCCCTAAGCAAGCTCCTGCATCTAGTGCATCTAGTGCTTCTGGGGCTAGTGCTATGGATATAAATGCTGCACTCACTGCTGGTAATCCATCTAGCTTGTCTTATGCTGACCAGCTAGCTTTAGCTCGTAAGTCTTTAGAGGCTAGTAATAAGAAAACTGATATAGCTCTAGCTAAGCTTACTAAACAAGCTGCAGCTGCAACAAGTAGCGGGCATATAATAGAGTCAGCTATTAATGAAGCTGCAGCTGCTCATCAAACTATTAGCTTAGTTAAAGAAACTGCTGCTATGAAAGCTGAGAATAATACAGCTACTGCTTTTAAGGCTGCTGGAGGCTCACCACTACAAGTTAAGCTTATGACTACTTTAGGTACTGAGGTAGCTAATATAAATAAACTTCAAGCAGAGAAAGCTAAGATAGAAAGTCAGACTCCTACAGGCATAGGCATTATAGATGATATAATAAATAAGTTCAGTACGCACTCAATCAGAGCTGACTTAACTGATGCTAGAGCAGCTAGAAACATTACATCTAATAACCTGACTGCTATATCTAATGCCACAACTCAAATTAAGCAAGCTAATATCGCAGCTGAGGTAAATATAAATGATGCTTCTATAGCAGCTAATAGTAACCTAATAGCTGCAGATGCTAATATAAAAGCACAGCAAGCTCACTTAAATACTATCAATGCTAATGCTAAACTACTAAGCACAGTTATGACTGCTAATAGACAACAGCAACAATCTATGCTTAGTGTTCTTAGCTTAGAAGATAAGGCATTAGGTAGAGAGCTGCAAGTAAGTAACTTAGCTATCACTAAAGATAGGCAGAAGCAGACAAAAGAGTTACTAGCCTTTCAGAAAGAGAAGCTTGCTTTTAATAAGAAGAAGCAAGATAATGAAATCTCTACATGGGACACTAAAACTAAAATCTTAGATGCTAAGCTAGCAGCTTATAAAGATGCTAGTACTAAGAATAAAGAATTAACTCCTTTACTTATGGAAAAGAATAAGTTACAGATAGCTGCTCTTACTAAAGCTAAAGAAGACCTTAAAGTTTCTGAGGACTCTATGGTAGAGAGAGTTCATAGAGCTCAGGCATTCTATGGTATAGGAGCTAAAGGGCAGGTTGAGCCTAATGCTTCTATAATGCAAGCTCTTAAAAGACGTGACTCTAGATACTTAGCTCTCTTAGAAAAAGGTGGTTCTTCTGATATGTCTTATGGTAGCTCACCTGCTGATGCTTTAGATAACTTTGCTTTAGTTTCCCCTACTGGCTCTTATGCACCTAATAGAATTACTAAACTACTAGCTACCATTAAGCAAGCTCAGGATTACTTCTTAAATACTCCTATTAAGAATAAGGCTGGTGTATCTACAGGTAAGTTACCTAAAGTGCCTCATACTAAAGAAGCTAAAGATGCCTTATTTAACTCTACAGCTTACTCTTACTTAGCGACACAAGCTGCTAATATAGTAGCTGGTGATGCTACTAATCCATACCAAGCTCCTTCTATGGCTATACTAACTAAGTCTGATGACTTAGCTTTAGACCCTTTATATACTAATGTATTAGAGCATACTAAGATGACAGATACTAACCCTCAAGCTATTGTAGATGCGGCAGTATCTGGTGTGCTAGCTAAGAAAGTATCTATAGAGCAGGCAGCTCAAGGTATTAAAGCTATATTCCATCTATCTGCTTTAATTAATAGTAGTGAAGATAATGGCTTTAGGTCTATAGGCTTACCTAGTCAGACTAGCTATAATACAGCTATAACTATGCCAGCTTCATTAGGAGCTAAAATTAAGTTTGGTATTAAACTAGCTAACTCTGCCTCTATATTTAGTAGTACAGATTCTAGTACTTTATACCCTGATAGTAACCCTATGGGTGCTGGAACAGCTGCACCTAAAATAATAGACTTAATAGATATAGTAAAAGTAAGAAGTATGCTTAATACTATACTTAGTAGCAAAACTAAATAATATTTTAAGGAGTAACTTATGTCACTTACAGCTTACAAAGAAGCCTTACAGAGTGGGGACTTAAATAATGTCCCTAGCTATATTACAGCCGCAGATACTTTAAATGTAGCTAATGGTAATGGTGGGTTCTTAGAGTCTGCTGCAAATGTAGCAATAGGCATACCTGAGTTTATAGCTACCTCTCTTATATCTGGAGCTAACCAGTTATATAATGCGCCTATAGATATATCTAACTTTCTCTTTGACTCTAATATAGAAAGGTCTAATACTCAAGATGTTATATCTAGTATAGACTCTGACTTAGGTGTGTTTTATAAAGACCATAAGCAAGGAAGTGACCTTGCAGGTTTTATAGTGTCTAGTATGATTCCCGGCTTAGGTGGAATTAAATTACTTAAAGCGGGACAGGCATCATTAGATGCAGCTATCACAGCTGGTAAGTTCTCTCCTACAATGGGCAAAGCTTTAGGTTTACTTGCACCTAGCAGAGAAGCTCACTTAGCTACTGCTCTTAAGGAAGCTAGTACAGGCTCTTCAGTAGCTAGTATAACTCAAGGCAGTGCTCTTAAAGCTGTAATAGCTGGCTTTGGTCAGAATGCTTTAGAGGCTGCTGCTTTTGAGACTGCCTCTGCTGTCACTTTATTTAACTCTCCTATCTTAGAAGGTCAGGACTTTGGTGATTTTCTATCTAATGTAGCTTGGGGTGCTGGTGTGTTTGGTGTTTTGGGGGGCGCAGTTAGTGCAACTAAAATTAGTTTCGCTCTTAAAGGAGCAGCTGATGAAGCTACTACTGCTGCTATGCCTTGGACTCATATATCAGAGCCAGCTTCTGCTTCAACCTTATATGAGAAGCTAGCTTTAAGAATGGAAGATAAAGCTAATATACCTCCTATCCCTACAGATGTAAGTCCAGAGAGAGCTATCTTTTTAACTCAAGCAGCTGAAGCTAAAGCTGCTAAGTTAGATATACTTATAAGGTCTGATATGGGTGAGCTAGCTAATGGTAACCAGCAAGTAGCTGATATGCTATTTGAAAACTTTAAGTCTGCTAGCACTGAGACTGCTCAGGCAGCTATCATAGGAGCTACCTCTGTAGATGCTTTCGCTGTTACTTCTTCTGTAAGTAAAGAGATAGAGTCTATCACTCACAGATTAGCAACTGGTAAAGCTACAGTAGAGGATATACAAGCATTCTTAGACCATGAGACTAAGCTAGCTTATGTTAAGACTTGGGGAGAAGGTGCTGGTGCAGTAATTCCAGCCGCCTCTGGTAAGCCTACCATAACCTCTCTAGTAGATACACTTAAGACTGGGCAGGTAATTCACATAAGTGATTCTGTAGCTAAGACTGGTGCAGGTAAGATAAGAGCTGGTAAGCTAACTTTCAGTTTTAATACTTATGAAAACTTTGGTAAAGTACCTAAGCTATCTAAGCCTTTACCTTGGGACGCAACTAACTCAACTGTACTTGAAGCTGATGCTAGATATATCTGGGCAGGCAGACTACCTAAGTTTGAGCCTAGTGCTACTAATCCTATTAAGATAAATGTAAATGATGTACCTCTTATGGAAAAGATTTACTTTGATACTATTGATGACTCTTCTAAGCTGGCTCATGTAGAGTTTACTGGGCTTTCTGATGGTGAGTTTGTACCTAATAACTTACATGACTTTATAGGTACTAAGAAGATAGAAGTAGCTAATAAGCTTTTAGCTAAAGAGCCTAAGAAGTTAGTGAAAGGGGAGAAAGCAAGTAAGGCTTTAAACCAAGAAGAGATAGCTGCTATGGTAAATGTTAAAGGTAGCTTCTTATCTGGACAGGTAGTTAAAGACTCTACTCATGAGTTCTCATCTAAAGATATCTTTGCTATGCAAGACCATACAGAGACTTATACAAAGAAACTTGTAGACCAAGGCTCTCGTCATATCAGTGAAGGTAATGTAGACTTATGGGCTCAGCCTCAGCATATTAAAATAGCTTATGATACCTCTAAGATGAAAGAGGTAAATAACTTTGTAGTAGAGAATATGACTGTTATTAAAGAGCAACAAAAGCTATATACAGCTGCTGTAGAGAATGCAGCTGCTGGTGTAGCTCCTATGAAAGACTTCTGGGAGCAACTACCTGACATTAACTCTGGTAGAGTAGTAGGTAGTGCTGTAGGTAGTGGTTCAGAGGCAGGGCTAGCTACTGCTGCTGGCGGTAATTATGGGACTCTTGCTTCTGCTGTGACTCAAGCTGGTAATGTAACTAGCCGAGCTATTACAGCTGCTAGAAAGTCTGCCTCAGATATATTCACTCCTTTACTTTATAAGTTAGGTAATAGCCAAAAAGCAGCTATAGAGTTTAGTACCCTAGATGCAAGGCTTAGAGGTATAGCTGGAAGCTATGGACTGAATGAGACTGGTGATGCTATGGAGCCCTTAGCTATAATCCTGTGGCGCAGAGCTAGTAAAGAAGCAATTGATGCAGGTGAGACTCCTCCTGTGCGCCCTACTTTATCTAACCCAGATATGGAGTTACCAGAGAATATAAGAATACCTATAGCTGCCCAAGAAACCAGAGACTTAATTAAAGCTCATATAGAGGTTAATGGTAACAGGACTAAAGACTTAGCTTCTATTCGTACTGCTCAAGGTATGCCTTTTAATAGACACCCAGAGGCTTACTATCCTATACCTGTAAACCCTAGAGACTTTCCTTTCTTTGCTATGGTAACTGATAGAAGTGTGACTTCTGGCGGGCACTCTAGTACTCTCTATGCTACAAGCAAAGAAGAGTTAGACACTATGATAAGTAAGATAAAACAGAACCCACAATTTAAAGTACACACTAAAGCTGAATCTGAAGCTTACTTTAAGAGTAGAGGACAATGGGATTATGAGCAGACTATATCTAGCAACTATATAGATACAGCTGCAAAGAGAGCTGGTGTGAGCTCACCTTTCCTAGTAGCTACTGACCCTAATAAGATAACAAGTAACTTTTTACATTGGCATATGCAGCGAGAGACTGGATTAGTAAGAGAGGCTGTGTCTGCTAAGTATGAAGTACCTTTTGAGGAGTTAAATAGATTAGGAGAGAATGCTACTAATGTATCAACTTCTAGATTTGGCGCGGCTGCTATAGAAGAGCTAGCCCAAGGAGCAGTTAAAAATCCTTTTAAAGGCTATATAAGAACTACCTTAGCTATTAAGCCTACTGAGGATTATCCTTGGCTATCTACTCCTAATAAGCTAGCTGAGGCTTCATTCACTGCTATGTATAAGAAGATAGGTAGTGCTATGACTGGTCTTAAGCAAGGAGCAGATGTAGAAGAAATAGATAAATTACTTAAGCAGTATGGCTATAAAGGCGCTCACTATGATGAGAGTATGAATATCTTTGCTAACTCTAAAGCTGACAGTAGGTTACTATCTAAGACAGTGCAGACAGTTAATAGCTTACTTGCTACTACTCTTTTAAGATGGGATGCTCTTAATGCAGCTAATAATGCTATATCAGCTAATGTGTTACTTGGGGCTGAGACTGCTGCTGTTATAAAAGGTATAGAAAATGGTGACGCTAAAGCAGCTGGAGCTTTAGCAGAGTTAGCTAAGATAAGAGTCCCAGGAACTGACAAGCTAGTGTTTGCACCTGAGAAAGTAATCGGGCGCGCAATGGCTAACTTCAGTAGAGATAATCCTAACTTTAAATTCTACCAAGATAATGGCTTTATAACTTCCTTATCTAGACAGTACTCAGATACTATAGATGACTTAACTTTTAAGGGAGACTTAACAAAATGGTCAGCTAAGGTAAAAGAGCGCCATGCTAAACTAAAATCTGCAGGTAATATAGGTGAGGTAATTACAGGTAATAAGCTAGCTGAGGAGTTTAATAGATTTGTTGCAGCTGATGTTATGAAACAGCTTACTGATATAGCTATAGAGCATGACCTAATGACAGCTAGAGAGCAGCTAACTTATATGAATACCTTTGTTAATAGAACCCAAGGTAACTACTTAGCAGCTCAAAGACCTATGATGTTTCATGGACCTCTAGGTCAGGCAGTAGGTTTATTCCAAACTTACCAATTCAATCTTATGCACCAACTTCTTAGACACGTAGGTGAAGGACATGCTAAGGATGCTATGACTCTGCTAGCTCTGCAAGGAACTATACATGGTATGAATGGCTTACCAGCTTTCAATGCTATTAATACTCACATAATAGGTAATGCCTCTGGTAACAAAGAGCATACTGATGCTTATACTGAGCTATATGGTACAGTAGGTAAAGAGGCAGGTGACTGGCTTATGTATGGTATGGCATCTAATGCTTTAGGCTTAATAAACCATAACCTTAAAGTTAATCTATATACTCGTGGTGATATAAACCCTAGACAGATTACTGTTATTCCTCTTAATCCAGCTAATGTGCCAGCTATCTCAGCTACGGCTAAAGTGATAGGGAATATATTTGATACTGTAGGTAAGCTAGCTAATGGGGCTGATATAAGTACAGCCTTATTACAAGGTATAGAGCATAATGGATTAAGCAGACCCCTAGCTGGTTTAGCTCAAGCTATAGAAGGAATGAATAATCCTTATCAGGCATCTTATAGTACAAGCAATAAAGGTAATGTAATAGCAGCTAATGACTTCTTATCACTTACCAATGTGGCTAGGATACTAGGAGGCAAGCCTTTAGATGAGGCTATAGCTATTGATGCTACTTATAGGATTAATGCTTATGCGCTTAAAGACTCTGCTAAGAGGTCTGCTCTTGGGCAGTCTATTAAGACTACTCTTATTGCTGGGCAAGAGACTACTCCAGACCAGATAGAAAACTTTGCTGAGGAATATGCTAAGTATGGTGGGAAGCAAAAAGAGTTTGCTAGATATATGGGAGGCTTATATAAGTCAGCTAATCTTAGCCAAGCTAATAAGTTAAGGGAGCAGTTAGATTCTCCTTTCTCAAGGAGTATGCAGGTAATTATGGGAGGTAAGGAGTTGAATGATTTCTACTCAACTCCTTTAGACTCTACTAAAGACTCTACTAAAGACTCTACTAAAGACTCTACTAAAGACTCTACTAAGAGATAAGGGAGATAAGGGGGGTAGGTAACTTACTCCTTATCTGTTGTTTTATTTCTCAAGGCTATCTCTCTATTTATATAGAAGATAGCCTTTCTCATATCTTCTACAGCTGCGTGTTTAAGGTCTGCTCTCCATATATACTTAAAAGCATTGCCTAGATTAAAGCCCATATGCTCTGTTATTTGTATACACTCTACGCCTGATGGGTGGCTAGTATAATGAGCTGGGTGGTTTACATTATCGGCGGGCTTAGCTACAGTATTACGTATAGGCATAGGCACAGAGTTTGCTTTTACTTTAGGCTTCATTAGTATCTACCTCATTAGCTTTATCTGCCCTAGCTTGTGCTTGCTCATTAGAGAAAGTACCTGAGCTATATCTTGCATTCTTAGCTGTAAGTAGCTTATCTGTATTGGTTCTTAAAGTATGCAATCTATTTATATCAAGCTGCTGTCTTAGCCCCTCTAGATAAAACTCTATATCCCCAAGCTCCTCTATAACATTCTCTCTGTCAAGAGGCTTCTCATATATTACGTGCTTCTTAATTGCATCTAATAACTCACCTGATTCACCACTTACTCCTATAGCCATGTGCATTAAGTTAGCTCTAGCTGGAGTAAGTGAGGCTATTATATCGTCCCCTGACTTTACTAAAGCTCTTACCATATTCTTGTGATTAATTTCTGTTTTCATTTTACATACCTTCTTTTAGTTTAGCCTAGGCTAGTTTAGTGTAATAGGTTACTCGTGTCACTGGATAGGAGGATACCTGAAGAACAGCCTAATCTAGTATCCACCATTCTTTTTGTAAGCTGGGGATAAAGTACCTCTAAGTCGTCTTCACTATATAAGCCATCCATAACTACATTACAATATGCTGCTATCTCAGCTAAAGCATCTGCCCAATCTAACTCACCATCTACTTTTGCTAACTGAGATAACTGGTCTAGCAAAACTGGGTGCTTAGTACACTCTTGTACTAGTCTTACTCTTCTCTCAGAAAGATAAACTAACTTTACCTTAGATTGATTCTTTGGTCTAAACTCTTTCTTACTCATAAGAATAAACTCCCTTCTTTAACAAGCCCACATACAAACTCAGCTTGCATATAAGCATCCCCTAAAGCTGTATGAGCTGTATACTTTGGTAGCTCTGCTAGCTCTTCTCTAGCTTTCTTAGCTTTCTTAGCCTTATCTGTAACTGGGAAGCTAGAGTCAAGGCAAGGGTATAAAGACTTAAGAGTCCTATAGCATCTTGTGTTTCTATAAGCCCAAGGTAACTTAATATCTGCTAGCTTGTAAGCTGTAGTTAGGATAGGTAAATCAAAGTCTGCTCCATTACTCCATACTTTGATATGCTTAGAGTCTTTACCTAGCCAATTGGATAAGGAAACTAAGGCTGCTGAGATGCTTACTTTAGATTCTGTAAGAGCTAACCTTGCAGCTTCACTCTGAACTAGCCACCAATAAACTGTAGCTCCATCTACTCTTAGACCTAAGTCTATACTAGATTGTAAGCTCACATTGACAGAGAAAGCCTCCCTTACCTCCCCCATAGTATTAAACTTAACTGCCCCTATAGAAATTATAGCTGCGTCACTAGCTGTACTCATAGTTTCTATATCAATCATAACTTGTGTACTCTCTATGCTTCCTATACTATTAAAATCAGTCATACCATATCTCTCTCTTCTGTTGTAAGTAAACTCCAATCTATAGCACCTGCTACACCCTCTGATTTAACTTTTCTCATTGGTAAGTAACCTGCACCATCTACTACCTGTATCTTTTCTGCTAGCTGTAAGTTAGCTATTATCTCTACTAGCTGGTTCCTATTATCTAGGTCAGCTACTACTACTTTCCATAAAGACTTAAAGCTCATAGGTTTATGAGTAAAGTCTAATGCTGCCATAAGCTTCTGAGCTACTTCACTTGTCTTAGATTTACCAAACTCACCTAGTGCTTTAGGCATTAGATGCTCAGTAAATGTAAGTAGCGTAGAAGCTGATAGTATATCCTCCTTATTTAATACCATAGATAACCTGCCCGCTGCATTTAGCATAGCAAGTTTAAGTAAGTGTATAAGCCTCCTGTTTTCATAAGAGTCAAACCTAGCATCGCCCATACCTTCCCAGTTATGATATATATTATCTAGTAACTTATAGGCTTCAGGGCTTATAGTAACCTTACCTCTTATAGTTAGCTTAATCTCTTTTAGCTTATCTATGAGAGCTTGCTCTAAGAGCAAATCTGGGTCTGGAGGTATTGTATATAATCTACCTCTAGGCTCAGCATATATAAAGATAGTCCTAGAAAAGAAGCCTTGCTCTAAAGCTTCTGGTGGGAATAACTTATTAAAGCCTACAAAAGTATTACCTCCAAGTAAGTTTATAGTTGGGTCTGGTATAAACACACTCTTACTAGACTTAAGCTTATAGTCAAAGACTCCTTCATAATCCCACAAGTCACCTAAGATAGACATGAAGTCTAAGTTACCTGTACCTATAAAGTTATTAACCTCATCTGCAGCTATAAAAGAATTTGCTGCTGGTCTGCCTGAGTATAAGTCTATCTCTTCTAAGTTATCGTCACCAAATAAGTTTTGGTCTAGTATACCAAAAGTATCCTCTTCTAAACTACCTCCTGAAGCCCTAGCTGCCAGTCTCTCTGCCTGTTCTGCTAAGTCTGTAAGATACTTCTCTTGCCTAGTTTTTCTTGCGGCAAAGGTTTTGTACCCAGACTTTTTTAGTACCTTAACTCCTATTTTAATTGCAGTGGATTTCTTAGTGCCTGCTAAGCCTACTAGCATAACATACATATTAGTATGTACTGTAGTGTGACCAAAGGGCAAGTATATCTCTCTACCTAACCAAGCTGCTAAAGAAGTAAGACCACACCACCTATGGTAAAAGGTAGGTGACTCAGTCTTACTTGTATAAGCTAGATACAGAGACATAAAAGTGTCTAGCTTAGGCTCAACCTCTTTCATTAGCTTCTTCCTCTTTATATACAGGAAATCTACTCTGTCTCTGACCAATACTCTGCACATTTCTTTTTAAGGTGCTTTCCATTCTTAACTCCAGCTGGTGCGACAAAAGTTCTTATAATATTATCGTAGCCTTTAATAGTAAGTGGGACTTCCATTCTTTCCTTAACCATATCACATAAGTAGTCGTGACCTTTACGGTACTGAAAGAGAATAGAGTCATGAATTTGAGCTATAAGTTTAAAGTTGGCTCTGTGTTTAGGGTGCATAGCTATATCATAGAATACAGATAAGTATGCTTTGTTTAGTGTTTGAGCATTTAAGCTCTGTGGTGGGTGTGCTATGTAAGCATTAAGAGCTGGTTTTCTTTTAGATGGATTAGAGAAACAGTATCTAACCCAAGCTGGGTGCTTTAATCTTTCTTCTTCATAAGAGCTAATAGCTTCTGCTCTGCTAGCTTCACTATCTAATACAGTGCTATTCCATTTATGATGCCAAGCCATAGAGGTAAGCTTGTTAGTTCTCATTACTTCTTCTACTACTCCTGCATAGAATACTTTCTTTATGTTAGGGTAAGTCTTATGAAACTGAGCTAGTAAGTGTTCAGCTACTTGTACTTGCCCCCAGAATTTTGGTAGCTTAAGAAGCTGCTTAGCATGAGCTATATTAGCCTCACCCATAGTATCTATAAGAACATAAGCTCCCATGTTATAGTTAGCTCCATGATTAACTGGCTTAGCTAGACTTCTTAACTGCTTTGTTACTTCCTCAAAAGGAACACCAAAAAACATAGAAGCGTTAGACTTGTGAAAGTCAGGGCTATGTTCTACATTCTCTATAAGCTGCAAGTCACCACTTATGTAAGCAGTGTCTCTTGATTCTGCTTGAGATAAGTCACTCTCTGCTATAAGAAAGCCCTCGTCTGCTTTGAAAGTTCTCTTAACTGCTTTACCTCTAGGTATATTCTGTATCTGTAAGCCACACCAAAAGTGATGCTCCTTACTAGCTAATCTACCTGTATCTGTACCATGAGGATTAAGAGAGTATAGCACTCTGTTACCTGTACCGTCTAACCTATGAAACTCTTTAGCTTTAGCTCCTATCTGTAAGTACTTCTCTTTAAGAGTTCTAGCTTCTCTTATATCAAGTACTAGGTTTAAAATCCTAGCATTAAATGGGTGTCTGTACTTAGCTTTTTCTATGTTCTTAGAGTCACAAGAAGGTAAGTCTATGCAGCCAAGTATTTTAAACAAAGCTCTCATCTGTACTGGTGACTTAACATTAAATGTATTGCCTTCTTTTATAGCTAGTATCTTATTAAGGCTAGCAGTAAGCTTCTCTACTTTGGCATCTGCTTCAACTCTAGCTAGATTTAACTCAGTCATATCTCTTTCTATGCCAGTCATTTCAGATAAGTGACAAGGAAATAAGAGAGGGAACTCTAACTTATAGTTATCTAAGGCAAACTTGGGCGCCTCTAATAACATAGCTAAGAAGCAATTACCTGTACCCCAAGTATCTAAAGCATTGTACTTATAGTACTCATATAAGTCATTAGTCTTTGCTAAGTCTTTCCAATAGACTGCCTTTCTTATAAAGAAGCTGTTAAGAAAACCTAAGTCTTTTGGTAACTCACTGTACCAACAATGAAATAAGGTAGCTGTATCATATAGATAGTTATATACAGGGCAGTTATACCTTGTTAGGTAAGATAAATCATACTTAAAATTCTGTCCTATCTTAGGTGCTTTAAGCTGCCAACACCATTTGCGCATAACTGCTAAGTTATACTCTGAGTTAAGAGGTAGCACTACACTGATGGATTCATAAGAGTTATTTACTACCTTAAACCCTGTGAAAGATAAGCATCTTATCTGTGCATAGTCTCTTAAGGTTTCTATATCTATAGATATTAAGAAGCAAGTAGAGAACTCTAAGAATAACTCTTGCTCTACTTCTGGATTTAGTAGTTTGTACCCTTTAAACTCACTAGGCTTGAACCATTTTTCTTTCTTAGTTAGCTTACTTATTAGTCTGCTAGCCATAAACTTACCAAAAGAAGTAGTGACTAATTGCTTCAGTGGCTGCAAAAATACTACTTCTATATCTGGGTCGCTAGAATTAAAGCCAGCTACTAGGAAGTAACTACCTGAGTAGTTAGATAAGCTGGGCGCCTTTCTCTCAGTCCAATGAAGTAGTTTGCTTAATAAGCTTATTGAGGTAGCTATCACTCTAGTAACACCTTTCTGCTTACAATATACTGTTAGCTGAGTAATGGTAGTGATAGTATCTAAGCGTAATAAGACTGTAGCACTACCTATGCAAGGCTTAAGTTGAGGTAAGTACTCTTTATCTTTAGGGTCGCCCCAGAAAAGTAGTAGATTAGTTAGCTCATGCCTAGGTCTCTTAGCTTCTTGCTCTCTAAGCTTTGCTATATGAGAGCCTAAATCTATTTTCTTAGGTAGTGGCTTAGGTGAGAAGTGAGGTGAGTTTTTGGCGGGCAAGCTAGGCATAGTAAAAACCTATAGAAGCTTCCTTATATGCTTCTGCTACATCTTTATATCCTTCTTGAGCTAGATATTTAAGTAATAGATTTTCACATTCATAGTGAGTTAGCTCTGGGTCTTTCTCATTACTTGCTTGTAGCTCTTTAAGCTTTCTTATTATATAAACTCTAGTAATCATTATGTTTCCTTTTAATTTCTATAGTGCTTTATACCAGAAAAACCCCATACCATTACAGTATGAGGCTTGTAGCTTGTAGCTAAGAGCTTAGACCACTTGGATTTCTTTTACTTGCAAATAAACTTTACTTGTATCATTCTTATCTACTCGTAAACCAGTTAAGATAATACACTCTACTTCTTTGACACTATCTATGATGTCTCTGATAGTAGATAACTGCAAAGCCGCACCAAAAGGTAGAGCGCACTTCTTAAGATTACCACGACCATACTCATTACTAAGCATGAACATAGTGCTAGAAGTATCACCTGCTTTGGGATAAGCCTCTGGGCTTACACTAGCATCTGCTAGCTCCAGAGTCTCAATCAATTTAAACTCAAGCTCGATTGCTGCTTTACCATTAATCTCTTTCTCAGAGAATGTAGCTAACACTTTATGTGCGCCAACAGGGTACGGAGTATAGCTTGGTAAATCATCTAAGTCGTCTAAAGTAGTATCAAGTAAGTTATTTAAGTCTGGCATAATAATGTATTCCTATTTATGTTAGTTATATTATTTATATTAAGCATGGTAGTTATATAATTATTTATATAAGTATATTTAATATAAGCTGTTAGGGTAATTCCTAACTTGCTAGCTTCCTCTTATAAGTAGAAGGAGCTAGTGTAGTTAGAGACTATGAGGTCTATATGAGGTCTATTTTTTCTTTGCTCTAAGTCTAGCTAGTATATCACTAGCATTAGAGCTAGAGCTAGAGACAGAGCTAGAGCTAGTAGCTAGCTTACTTGCCTTTACCTCAGCTGCTATCTTAGGAGCTAGCTCTGGTTTAAATAGAGGCAAGAGACTAGGCTCACCTGCTATAGATAAATCAATGCCACTTTGTGAGCCTGCTATTACAGAGGTACTAGAGGTAGTGCTAGAGATGCAAGTATGCTTTCTATTCTTTCTCTCTAAGTATACTACATCTGTAAAGTACTTAGTGATATTCCTAGAGAAGTTACGAGTACCACCTGTGGGAGCTAAGGTAGTTTTCTTACCTTCTGTAACTACTTCATTCTCATGAGATATAAATATCACATTATAATGAGCTTGCTGCACATGAGACAAGACTGTATCTAAGAGCTTTCCTAAGTTACCCCAGTCATTATAATCTAGCTTATAATCATCTGGCTGCCCTCTGGTTATGTTAGCTATAGCACTGTTACTTAACTGAGTAAGAGTATCTATTACTAATATAGTATCTAGTGGAAAAGAAGATGCGTCTACATGAACAGTGGGCGCATTATCTTTCCTACATATCATACAGTTTACTTTACCATGAGCCTCACATATATCTACTGCACCTTTAACTAGCTTAAGTACAGTCTCTATAGCTATTGGATAGCTGCGAGTATCTGGTAAGTCTACTATCTCTATCCTTTCTTGATAAGCAGGAGGCAGTTGATATAAGACTCCATGCCCTGCCTCTAAATCAATCCAGACTAGATTGAAGTGTTCAGCTAACTTGCCTACTAAGAGACTCTTACCTGAGAAGCTAGCCCCATAGACTATAACTCTCTTAGTCTGTGATGCTTTCTTATTAATTAATTTAGCCATAAGGTTACGCCTAAAATAATCATAAATGCTGTAAGAAATACTACTACAGTAATAAGCTCTTCTTTCTTCTTAGCTAGCTTATAGGCTGCGAATCTTTTTGCAATCTTTCTATCTAAGTCGGTAGTATAATTATTCATTAGCTAGCATCCTCTTCTGTAAGTATAAGATAAGGCTTTTGGTCTTTCATAAACTTATCCCATACATTGATATGGTGGCTTACTGTGTCTAAATTAGAACACACACTTTTAGGGAACCACTCTTCTATTATCTCCCCTGACTTTTGGTCTACTACATTTAAGAGTATGGCTTTTTGTGTGTCTCTCTCTACAGATACAAAAGAAAGTAAGATAGAGTTATCAGTCCTAGTGTCACATTTTATACCATATATCTTTGCATTCTCTCTAATACTGCTAGAGCCTTCAGAGCCTTCAGGTACTTCATACACTGCACCTTCTGTATAAGAAGATAGAGGTAATAAGCTACTCCTGTCTTCTGGTGGGCTTATGCTTATGTTTATGCTTATGTTTATATTGTCAGTCATAATTCATTTCCTTTATCAATTTGGCTCTCTAAGAGAGCATAAAAATCTAATGTAAAGTCATAGCTACTTTCTCTATTCTTTATATCAGATAATATCTTAGTGGTAAGAGGCTTA